GATTTCATTAAGAGGTTTAAGAGAATTTTAATATCTACTCTGATACTAGTAGACCGAAAATAAAAAAAGAAGCGTTAACGATATCCTTAATTGAATACCGTTAACGCTCTCTGTATATAACCATTTGTGATTAAATCACGCTTCGTCTTTGTGGTTTGGCTTTTTAGGAGCAGCAAAGTTATCCAAGCTAGTACCGAATAGGCAAGCAATTGTGATATACTCTACAGCACTAACTAATTCGGCCGAAGGTTTGATTTCCTCATGAGTCTGACTATTAATAATCATGGTCACTGCCAAAGCAAGAAATCCTAGGAAAGCTATAACTCTTTTTGAACTTACATCACCAGATGCAGAACTTAACATTGATTTAAAGAATTGTTTCATAAAATACCTTTCCGATAAATATCAAGTTACTTAAGTAAAGAGTGGAAATGCTTGAAATGCTTGATACGATCTGGTAAACCAATTGTACCGCCATTCACTCTTTTAGTTACAGCTGTTACTGTAGCATCATCAGCTCCTTTAGCAGAAATGGCATTCAAGTTATTCTTATGAAAGAACCAAGCTGCTGAAAGCAAAGGATACTTAGTTGCTACTAGGTCTGGATTGTTAACGATATCATCTTCAACAAACTTATCAAACTCAGTGTAATTAGCTTTACCTGTTAATTGGATATAACCTCTACCTCTAAACTTGAATCCTTCCTTAGAAGCCTCATCTCCATTACCCATACGAGAAGCATAAACTCGAGAAGCAATTGCCTCTGGCTTACGAGCATAGGATTCATTTAGGTTTCCGGGAAAGTACTTAGGAAAGATCTTCTTAAGTCCATCTGCGGAATAGTTAAGGTTCTCAGTAACTGCTTTGAAGTTACCGCTCTCATGAGCACATTGTGCCAAAAAGTGAGCCATTTCCAATGAGGTATCCATTCCAAATTTGGTAACCACCATTGGGATCTGTGCTAGCACTGAATCAGGTACATGACCTTTTAGTTTTTGAATGTCCATTCATCTCCTTTATTTTAATTTGTGTATTGTCCTAACAATTGCTTTGTTGATATGGTTCTTTTGCGTTCGTCTGCAACTAGTTCAAATGGACCGATATACTTTTTATAATTATTCGACTTGATGTAATAATATTTGTATCGGTGAGGGATCGATATTTGATTCTCATCTGTAGAAACGATCCATTCTGCTTTTCCGGTTACATGATCCACTCCAAAGATATGAACAATATCAGCTTTGTCTTTAGTGAAACTAAAATGCATGGAATCCAATTGGCATGTGTATTTAACTTCCGTTAGATCCAAGGTTTGATATCTACATAGTTTAATATTATCTACACCCCAGTCTCTCGTGGATCCGTTAGATACAAATGTAACTTTCAATGTAACCACAGAATCATTTGAAAGCCATGGCACATCTACAGCATATCCTCGTTTCCAAGTAGAGAAAGACCAATTCGATGTTGATACACTTTGGGCACCATTTGTTAATATAGATGACACATTGGATGATCCATTGGCATTTACTAGTCTAACAAATTTCACATTGTCTAAATAAAAGTCTAGATAAGCTGTTCCGGTGTTAGGATTTTGAGCATAGGCATCAAATTCTAATCTAAAAACTTTAGTACCTTGTACATTGCTAATTACTTGAGAAATGGAATAACCAGAGGCTGGAGAATTGTCTACTGAATTTGTAGCAGAAGTCGAGTTACCTCCATAAGTTGAAATACCCCAACCGGTTTGTTTGGACCAATTACTCCATCCAGATGTAAATGATCCGTTTTGAACTACGTCACATTGTGCATGGCACTGACTATAACCTGTAACAAACATTGATAAAAACATCAATGTAAATAAATTAAGTTTCATGAAAATCCTTATTTGACGATCCATCTTGTCATTGTATTGTAACCTAACGTATATGACGCAGATAAAATTAAACTTCTTGTTATTATTTGCTTCCAGGTTTTAGTATCGTAATACGTAATTGGAAAGGCAACAGCTATAGCAGCGTTGCCAATGGTTTTATTGGTATGCCACATATCTGTTTTAATGGTAACGGGTCCTACGGTTTTAGATTTATCCCAAGTACCGGGTCCATAGTATCCAAAGTGATCCCAATTGGATTGTTTCCAATTTGGAAATGTGTTACGAATTTCTGCTGGATGAAATGCAATCTCACTGTTTAATCCAAATGCCATACCGGTTAACAAAGCCAATCCGGATCCTACTGCTATTCTTGTTTTGGTATATTGTGAAACATTGGAGGCATAGATTGTTACTCCATTAGATGTTTCTCGTACCAACACTTTGAATTTATTATCAAATGGCAGGAACTTGGCTTGTTGCTTTTGTTTGTCATAGGTTACGTATAAACCTTGCTTGGCAGCTTCTTCCACCTTTAGTTTATACGCCTCTAATTCCCTCTTAAGAGAGTCTGTAACAAGAAGTATGCTATCAGTGGTAACATATTTCATTGTCACCGAATCTTTGTATTGAATCAATGTGTCTGTTAATACACGGAATGAATCAAGTGCTGCTGTTTGTTCCTTGAACGTCTTATTAATTTGTTCGGATTGCTCAATAGTAAGAATAACAATAGTGTCACCGCGAAATACTTTTGTTTGTGGATATTTTTGTTTAGGTTTATTTGATTGGGCCGAGAGGGATACGCTTGCCATCACCATCAAGATCCCTAAGGTCATTTTTAATAGTCTTGAGTTCATTTTTCAGATTGTTTATTTGTCCTGTATATTTTGCTTCGACACGAGCTTCGACAGCGCTTACCGCGGCTGCCATCACTCCATTCATGCTATCCGATCCATTTAACATGGCATCTGTCAATGCTTGATTTTCAGATTGTAACTCTGCATTTTCGGCCTTGAGTGCTTTGTTCTCATTGGCAAATGCCACATTCTCTTCGTAAAGAGTTTGATTCTCTTTCACAACGGTAACATGTTTATCTCCGGCAAAGCCAATTTGAAAAACAACGAAACCTACTACACCCAATGCTATTCCTGCGGTGATAAGACTTTTACGTTTCATGTAACTTTATAATTTACGTTTACTTGCAATTGTATCTCTAAGCTCTAGATATGCTTTTGTATTTTGATCAACTGTTTCTTTTAATTTTTTATGATCGGTCTCAATGTAATTGGTCAATGTCTTATCCAAGGCATCAATTTTACTATTTAAACGATCTTCGGTTTCCAATTGGCGCTGAAGCAATTTCCAGCATACCCATCCTAATCCTAATGTTGCGATGCCTAGTACTCCATATTGTACTAAAGAGTCAAAAACTCCGGCGGTTGGTATAGTCTGTAAAAGCATGGGTTAGGAATTCTTTTCGTACTTAGCTTTGATCAACTCATCTTTACATTCTTCAAGCTTCTTTTTAAGCTCTTCATTTTCTTTGAGTTTCTTTTGAATGAACATCCAGGCAACATATCCTAATGCCAATACAATAATTCCTAAAGCTCCGTAATCAGTTAGTTTTTCGAACACTCCGAACTGAGACGCTCCTGCTGCAGCTGTAACCGTTGTGTCTAGTAATACCATGATTTCCTTTTAGTATAATTATTTACTTTTCACAAAAACCTTATTTCAAAATTCAATATTGTCCCCGTGTTCATCTTCTTGGTATGGATCTTGTTTAGGTTTCTTATGAAATTTAGTATGCCAATTCAATACTACTAATCCAACGAACAATGTACCGGATGATATTAGTAGTATTAAAGATTGCAATTCTTCCACTGTCATAGGTTGGATTCTGGTATTGGTTGACTAGTTGAAAACTTTTTACGTACATGATCTGCGATTGGAACTGGTCTTCCATCTTCGTCAATCCGTACAAATGTAAATATCGTACTACATACGACTCTTTCTTGTTCTGTATAATAGGAAACCTTACGGGCTTCTGCTTTGATCTGGATAGAACTGTTACCTACATCCACTACTTCACAATAGATCCTAACTTGGTTGTTAACTTTTACAGCTTCTTTGAAAACCATTTCATCGATCTTCAGAGTAACCATATTAGGAGTACGGCAGTACATTGTAGCAAAACTAGCTACGGCTTCATCTAAGGCAGCTAACATCTTACCTCCGAAGAGATTTCCATGTACTCCCATATCTTTGGTCATGGCAATATGAGTAGAGATTAGTTGCATTATTTACGTGTAGTTAATTGTACAATCTGATGATATGTCATTGCTAATATATCTGTTAGATCGATATGAGCAAATGAATCCGGGCAAATACCTAAAGCATGTAACCAAACTTCCATTCACTTAGTTTTTAGGTTCAACCGTTAATCGTACTACTCCAGGCAATTCAGGTACATTAGGTTCGATATGAGTGATCACTCCTTCCAAC